AATGCGGATCGCCGTCAATATCGTTAAAGTCAATTTTATATCATAATGATGAAAGTTATAAAGTAGATAGTTTACAGGACAGAAGTTTTGAAGGAAGTTTTTCAATATATATCGGGAAAAAGATAGATGATACCGGCGAGCAGGATTAACGCAATAGTTTCCGGGATAGCGGTTAATTCCGGGATTAACATTCAGATGGCAGATCAGGGCGGACACAAGCCTGCATATCCGTATTTATCTTGGAAGATCATTTCAAGTCAGGAAGAGGGAGACTATCAGAATTTAATCGTACCGGAAGCGAACGGAGATCAGGTCAATTTAAACCGGTATGAACAGTCGAAGCAAGTAATGAGCTTAACTTTCATCGGGCAGGACATACAAGACTTATGGGCAAAGACTACGACAGCGTTACAATGGATTAAGTCAGCAGCCTGTCAAGATGTAGCAAAGTTAAATAATGTAGTTTTAAGAGTAATGAATAACCAGATTGAAGACAGAACAATATATCTGGAAACATTTTACGAGAATAGATTAGGCGTTGATATTCGATTAGATTATTATGGATCGCCAGTAGACACAATTGAAGCGATTGAAATAATCGAAGTTACGCCTACTATCGACACAGTACAGGAAGAAGAAATTATTATAACAGAACCATAGGAGGAAAAACATGGGCAGCTTTATAAACGATATTACCATTAACATTTCAGCGGGTACATTGGGATTAACGGAACAAAGTTTTTTGCCGCTGATTTTAGGCTCAGGAGGTTCAGCGGCGACAGGTGTGACAGTGGCGGCTGAATTGACGGATTTAACAGACGCAGGTTATCTAAGCACGGACAATGAATATTTGATGGCTTCCGCAATGTTCGCGCAGTCTCCACATGTTTCAAGCGTGGCAGTATTTAGAAAAGCAGACGCGACAGACTATGATGACGCATTGACTACATTGATTGAGACTTATAACGATTTTTATGGAATAGTAATCGATTCGAGGGATGGCGATGATTTGCATGATGCCGGAACATGGGCTAATGCTAATAAAAAATATTTCTTCGGATGTTCGGAAGACCCGGATGATCTTACTGGAAGAAACGCAGACAGAGAAGCCTATCTTATACACAATAATGAAGCGACAGACTTTCCTGAATGCGCATGGGTAGGTAAGATGTTGGCGAAAGTTCCAGGATCGGCGACATTCAAATGGAAAACATTAAGCGGACAAAATGCGTCATCTTTTACTTTGACGCAGTTGACAGCAATCAGAGCGAATAACGGTCAAGCAATACAAGAACAGGCCGGGGTTACGTTTGTAAATGAAGGTAAGGCAACAAGCGGAGAATACATTGATATTATACTCGGTAAAGACTGGGTTGAAGATCAATTAAAAATAGGATTGCTTGGATTGTTCATTAGAAATGACAAGATACCTTTTGACAACAGGGGAATTGCACAGGTTGAGGGTGTTGTTAGGGATGTTTTAAAGAGAGCTGGGGATAATGGGATAATAGCAGCAGCAGTTACCGAAGCGGAGAAGCAAGTCTCTGATGATAAGATTTATTTATATACTGTGACAGTACCGGATAGATCAGCGGTATCTGCAAACAACAGGGCGACCAGGACTTTGACAGATGTCAAGTTTAACTATACAACGGCTGGAGCGATCCATAAAGTGACAGTTACGGGATTAATTACGATTTAGGTAAATATGATAATTTACAAAGCAGAAAATATTGTTAATGGCAAGATGTATATCGGAAAAACCATTAGGCCTTTAGAGGATAGGATTAACGGACATTTTTATGATATGAAAAGATATAATTATCCTTTCTATAATGCATTAGAAAAGTATGGAAAGGATAACTTTTCATGGGAAATATTAACCGAGACAGATTCGGAAAGTAAATTAAACGTACTGGAAAAGTTTTATATAGCCTGTTACCGTAGAATGGGAGTACTTTATAATCTAACCGATGGTGGCGATGGGTGTTGTTGGAATAAAGGTAAAAGTTTATCTGAAGAGCATAAAATTAAAATAAGACAATCTAATATTGGATTAAAAAGATCAGAAGAGACAAAAGAGAAAGTAAGGCAAGCTAATTTAGGTAAAAAGCATTCTGAAGAAACCAAGAGAAAAATGAGTGAAAAGCATAAAGGCTATAAGTTTTCTGATGAATCAAAATTAAAAATGAGAAAATCTGCAATGGGTAGAATTATTTCTCAAGAACAACGGAATAAGATAAGTTTATCTTTAAAAAATTATTATTTAAAATCAAGAGAGGTATAAAATGGCGGGAGAACTTATTGGCAGCTATAGCCCTTCAGAGGTGTCGTTAACCGTATCTGGAATAAACATGTCAGGATTTTTTGACGGGACATTTATCACATGCGCAAAAGAGGACAATGAGCTTTATAAAAGACACGTAGGCGCATACGGGGAAGTCAGCAGGACAAAGAATAATAATATATCAGGCACTATTACTTTCACGTTAAAGAAAACATCGCCGAGTAATAAACAACTCGATATATTTAAGCTCTTACCGGCTTCATTCCCGGTGATGGTAAAAAACAATTCTGATTCTAAACACATGGCAGTATCAACCAGCGCATGGATCGGGACTGATCCTGATATTGAATACGGCGATGAAGAATCGGGCGTTGAGTGGGTCATACATTGCGCTGATTTAATTATGTCGCATTTACCATAAAGGAGATTTATGATAACTAATAAAATAGTTGTTAATGGAAAAGTTTACAAATTGCAGCATCCGGGGAATAGAGAGTGGCTTAAACTTCAGGCTTCTCTCTATAATCCCAAAACAGATCAATTTAATCTTGAAACAATGTTAGATTATTGTTTTGAGAATGTCGTGTTTCCAGAACAGGGGAATAAGTTGAATCTTGATGATATATCTTTAGAAGACCTGGAGGTATGGCAGGCCATTCTGCCTCGATTTCTTAGAGGGCAGTTGGAAGCCGGATATATCTTCCCAGACTCTAAAGATGCACTCAAGGCGGGGAAGCGGTTATTACAGACAGAAAGTTAAAAAAGAATGGTTATTCTGGAGACCAATTGTTTATAACGTTTTAACTTTTACGGAAGCCTGTGAGAATGATCCAGAAGTTTTAACCGAGGCCAACATCGCTTTAGATATTAAGTTTGAAAAGGAACGGCAAGCCGCTAAAAAGAAATGAGTATATTCAGAGAAATATTCGGAGTCATATCCTTCAAGGATAACGCATCCAATGCTATTGATAAAGTTGATAGTAAAATGGATTCATCAAAGTCAAAAGCTATTGGTTTGCAAGGAGCAATGCAAGCCATAGGCGGGGCTTATTTTCTAAAGAAAACTTTTGATGTAGTTGGTAGCCTTGTTGAGCTATCCGCACAGATGGAAGACACTACAACATCTTTTGAAGTCATGCTTGGAAGTGCGGAAGCCGCAAAGTCAATGATGAATGATCTGATTAAATTCTCAGACGTTACGCCGTTTGAAGATATGCAGATTACAGATGCCGCTAAAATGTTAATGAACTTTGGTATAGCGGCGGATGACATAATGCCATCAATTAAAATGTTAGGCGATGTGTCAGGCGGGAACGCTGAAAATTTCAGCCGGTTAAGTCTTGCATTCGGACAGGTGTCCAGCCAAGGTCGTTTGATGGGACAAGATTTACTTCAGATGATAAACGCCGAATTTAATCCACTACAAGAGATGTCAAAAACAACTGGAAAATCAGTCAGGCAGCTTAAAGAAGAAATGAGTAAAGGGCTTATATCTTTTGAGATGGTTAGGGACGCTTTTATGACGGCCACTGGAGAAGGTGGCAAGTTTCATAATATGATGGAGAAGCAAGCGGAGACTTGGCATGGATTAACTTCTACTTTTAGAGGTTTGAAAAATTCTGTATTAAGAACATTCGGGGATATTATGGCGGATGTTTTTAAACCTATGCTCAAATATTTGATAAAGATAATAGAGGCTTTTATAGCGTGGGCAAAGACTGAAAAAGGGTTGGCTATTCTTAAAGCAACTTTAATCGCATTAGTGCCTGTGATTGGTACTTTACTTGTTGGAGCTGTATGGGCGTTGGCAGGGGCTTTTATCGGGCTTATGGCTCCGTTACTTCCGATTGTAGGCATAGCATTACTTATTGGTGCTGCCTTAGGGCTTCTTTTCTTAGTGATCGAAGATATATATACTTATATGCAAGGCGGGGAATCTTATTTTGGTGATTTCGTTAAATGGTTTGAAGATTTTCTTAAACCTATCAATGCGGCCATTGACAGGATTGAAGCATTTATGGATTCTGTTCGGGGTTTGAAACAGATAAAAGATTTTTTTAAGGCAAATCCAGAAGTAATGAGTACAGCTAAAAAAAGTATTATAAGTGCCGGAAGTGCTATCAATCCACTTTCATGGCCGAGTAAAATAATCGGCGGTATAATGGACATTACCGGCAAAGCATCTGGAGGGGCGGTGGCTTCAGGTAATCCTTATATCGTTGGAGAAGCCGGCCCGGAGCTTTTTATCCCTGGAAGCACAGGGCAGATAATGCCGAATAATACTTTTGGTGGAATTACATTAAGCAAGTTAGTTGGATCAATCAACATTACGGTACAAAATGCAGATGAAGGAGCGGAAGTTATTAAGACAAAAATACTTGATGCGCTCAATGAACTATCAAGCAGTGTATTTCCTGCCGCTGCTGGGGTGGTGATATAATGCCACTTACAGAAAGCGTAACAAATGTATTAGGGAAAATAACAAGAGCATATTTAAGCGATGGGGCTTTAGATGTTCAACTTGATATTATAAATAGTTTTTCAGAAAGTCATCAAATAGATGTTACTCAACACGCCATTCAATCAGGGGCGGATATTACTGATAACATCGATCCTAAAACTGAAGATTATTCTCTTGATTGCATTTTAACCGATGATGACTGGGATGTTCTTAATCCTACAAATTTTATAAATCCGTCAATAAAAGAACGTATTGATTCTTTAATTCTATTTAAAGAGACTAAATCAATATTAACTTATTATGGTCAGGAAGATGAAATTTCAGATGTTGTAATTTCATCTATGACTAAGAGTAAATCAAAGGATGTAGGCGCAGGAATAAGACTGTCAATCGGGTTAAAAAAAATAAATGTGGCGACAGCTCAAACAGTAGATGCTCCGGTAATACAACAGAACGGTGTTAATAATAAAGGGCAGTCGCCAAAAGGGACAACGTCAAAAGATGCTACGGCAACGCCTAAAAAACGAGTATCGATAGCAAAAAAAATAATCCCATAGAGGATAAAATGGAACTTGATTATTTACCTTTAATAGCAGATGAACTTCCAGTAAGTAAGATTTTTACAATCGGAGAGAATTTATATAATTTTGTATTCCGCAAAAATGAAAAGCACGATCGGATTTATTGTGAGATACGAGACCTTGACGATAATATACTTTATACTACAAGATTGGTATACGGGGGCAAATTATTTCATGCGGTTGTTGAAGGGCTTACAATTGATGATCCGATAATACCGTTTTATTTTGAGGACTTATTCACTGATAAGATTTTAGAGACTGTTTATAACAGTACAAATATGGACAAGGTGAAATTATATGTCGCTGCCTGATAAGGCTTTATTTAATCGTTATTGCGAACTTAATATAGCTGGTACGTTATTCACTTACCCGCCTTTCTCGATTGAATTTGAGCAAAATTTTACGATGAATCAGGCGTCAACTACGATGGTCAAGTTATATAATCCGAACAGCAGCACTATCAAAAAAGCCGAAGGGAAGAAAGAAGGCGAGACACAAAGATATCCGGTAATTGAAATTAACGCAGGATATGTAAACGATTATGGATTAGTTTGTAAAGGTGAAATCAATAATTATAAAGTCTATCGGAAGGGCGTTGATACAATACTCGAATTATCTGTAGGTGATATGACCGGGGACTTGGCAAATGGAACGATAGGCAAGACTTATAATAATATGTCAATGGCAAATATAGCTAAGGATTTAATAAAGATGGTCGGTAAAACAGCGGATGTTAATGTGCCGGGCGCTATAAATGTTAAAACTTTTACGGCCGGGACTTTCGATCAGTCTATTAAAAATTTAGTTATGGAAATGGGAGCGCAGTATTTTATTAAAAATGATGTAGTACATATTGAGTTGCCTGAACAGCGTAAGCCACAAGTTGCTTTTATTTCCCCGGCATCCGGGTTACTTGGCGGCATAGAAAAAGATTCAAAAGGATATAAATTTAGAACTTTATTTTTGTATAAAATACAGATCGGGGACGTAGTGCAGATAAAAGACAATGCTTTCGATGCCACTTATGTTCAAATCAATGAAGGTAAAAAAACTTTTTCAACTTTTGGAAATTCAGAATGTGAGTTTAAGGCGGTAGCAGTATGAAGTGGATAGACTTCCTTGAAAAATTTATAAACTTGAAAACACGTTACATACAGAAAGGGCTTGTTTGTACAATTGAAAAATTCGATAGTACAAAATTCCGGGCAAACGTCAAGCCGTTAATGAAATATAAAAACGCTTATGGAATAGAAACCGAGTATCCTATATTGACGGAAATTCCGGTTATCGTCCAGAAGCAAGGTGACTATTTTATAAAGCCGAATTATGTTAAAGGTGATCTTGTCTGGGTTGGATTTTCTACGTTTGATATACTAAATTCATTACAAAATTATACGAAAGCGGAATCAATCAAGACACATGAGCTGCACAATGCTTGTGTATTAGGCGCGATAGTTAAAGAAAACTATTCAGCAACAACAGCAGAAAAGGAAAGCGGATTAGTGATAGGTAAGTCATCAGGAACAGTTGAACCCGCTATATTAGGGGATACGTTTTTAACTGAATTAAATTCTTTTTTAAATACGTTGGGGACTATTGCTCCTGGGTCGGTCGCACAAAATGCGGCAGCTTTGACATCTATAATGACAGCAGCTAATTTATTAAAAGCAAAGATTGAAACATTTAAAAGTCAGGACGTTAAAATAACATGAAAACATTAAAGATATTAAATAATGATTTAATCCTGTCAGATAGGACTTTGACGATGGTTGAGGATGTTGATGCGCTCGCGGAAGTTATGTCGGCAAGGCTTAAACTTTGGAAGGGTGAATGGTTTGCCGCGCCTGATAGTGGAATTGATTATTTTAATTTATTCCAAAATAAACAATTGTTACAGCAGAAAGCAAGAAAAGTATATAAAGATGCCATTACAGCAGACGCAAGAATATTAAAACTGGATAATCTTGAATTAACTTATGATAATGCGACACGAACAATGACCGGAAAGTTTAACGCGGAAACAACTGAAGGATTACTGGAGGCGACAGTATGAGCAGTTTCGGAATTACAGAAAGCGGGTTTATCATTAAGACTTACGACGATATATTAAATGAAGCTAATTCAAAAGCAAGAGAACTTTTCGGGGCTGACATTGAACTTTCCGAATATGGGGCGGTAGGGCTTTTCAATCAACTTATGTCAAAGTCTCTTAGCGATACATGGGAAGATTTTGAGGACATGTATCATTCAATGTTTGTTCCTACTGCTGAGGGCGTAAGTCTTGACAGGGTTGTTGCTTTAGGTGGCGTGACAAGACGGGCAGCTACTAAGGCGCTTGTTGCGATAAGCGTATCCGGTACATCGGTTGAAGTTCCACTTGGATTTTTAATGCAAACAGCAAGCAATATTCAATTTGAAACAATCGGATCAGGGACAGCAGTTCCCAGCGGTACGGCAATAACCTCAAGGGCTATTGTCGCAGGTGAAACAGGAGTAGTTCCCGCAGGCGCAATAAATGAGATAGTAAATCCTGTATCTGGAATAACAGGCGTAAATAATGAATTGCCGTCAACAGGCGGGTTGCCGATTGAAACCGATTATGAATTAAGACAACGTTATGAAGATAGAACAGAATCAGGCGGGTCATCAGTTCCGGCAATATTAAACGCGCTATATGAAGTTGAGGACGTTATCACAGCAAGAGTATATGAAAATGACACAGACGTAACAGACGGAGACGGTTTAGTTCCGCATTCTGTTTATTGTGTAGTCAGCGGATCGGCTCTTGATGCTAATATAGCAGAGGCTATATTTAACAGTAAAGCCGCAGGCATAGCAACAAACGGCACAGAATCTGCTTATGTGCTTGACGAGAATGGGGATAGTCATTTAATTAAGTGGGGCGTTGCTACTACTAAGTATATTAATGTAATAGTTAATATAACAAGTAATTCAGAATGGGTTGCGAGTAACGAAACGGCGGTCAAGACAGCGGTTGTTAAGGCTATCGGCGGAATTGATACGATAGAAAGCATGGCTACTGAATACGAAGGTCTGGGTGTGGGCGTTGATGTCCGGGTTTGGAAGATAATAGCGGAATTTGATGATATATCAGGCATAGAGGATACTCCAGAAATATGGATAGCGTTTGCGCCGACAGTACCGACAACAGATACTAAGTTAGATATTGGAGCGAATGAAGTGGCTCGTTGCGATACCGATAATATTTCAGTGGTGGTTACATAATGGCAACAATAGATTATTTAGAATATGTTCCGCAATCATGGCTAAACCGGGATACTACAAGCAATTTTGGAAAGTTATGGACAATCTTTTCAGAGCAACTTGACGAATTGCTTGTACAAGTTGCGTATGTTTATACACTATATTTAATTGATAGCATGTCTGGATATAATCTTAATCAGATAGGAACTATTGTAAATAGAGAAAGATCAAGCGGAGAGACAGATGCATATTATAGAATCGGATTAAGAATAGCAATTGCTAAGAATATATCAGGCGGATCAATATCAAATATACTCGCAGTGTGCGATTTATTTAAAACCAGTGAAAATGATATAGTAAGACTTCAGGAGACTTCAACAGCAAGATTTCAGCTTTATACTAATATCCTTGCTTTAATAGCCGATGGTGTTGATGTACTAAATGATACAAAGGCGGCAGGAGTTGGGATGAATGTATCTTATTCCGAATCACAATTTCCATTTGTTTTTGCAGGTGATCCGGATGGTAAAGGATTCGGGCATTCAACAGAAAGTGACGGCGGGGAATGGTCACAATCAGCATAAATTTAGAGAGGTATTAAAATGGCTTACAACAATAAACCGATATTTTATCCACGTTTTGCGATAAACGATGTAATAGATATCGGAGGTAGAGATAATGTAACAGAACCGCCTACCGATAAGAAAAATAATGGCTGGGAATATTTAGAAAAACCAGACAGAGATTACATGAACTGGATTCATAGAGGAAATTATCTATGGATAGATTATTTCGATCAATTCTGGAATAGCTCGCATCAGTTTTTAATAAATGAAATAACTTCTGAATCAGGAAATGGTGTTGATATTTTAGAACCATTAGGAATAAAGACTGTTCCTGCCTCCGGTACAAACCTCCAAATACATCAGGTAGATTCAGCGGCAAGTGTACAGCGTTTTACAAATCTAACGACAACCTCAGCGGCAAGTCATGGTTTTGAAATCGGCATAGACGCCTCCGAGCAAGGCAGAATCTGGAACTACGAGAATACTGATATTGTTATCGGGACGAATAATACTGATAGAGGAAGATTTACAGCAGGTGGCGGCTTAGCTATCGGAACAACATCAGTGAAAGGTACGGCTGGGAAATTACATATTCTTTCAGGGACTGCAAATGCAGATACGAATTGGAATACATATTCTCCATTAGTGGTTGAATCAGATAGTGCTGCCGCTATCAATATAAGGACTCCTAATAATGCAAATGGTAGAATAATATTTTCAGATCCAGATGCTGAATTAAGCGGTGCAATTGGTTATGTTCATACTACTGATTATATGTTTTTTACAATAGCAGCATCTGTAAGGATGCGTCTTAATGCTACTGGATTATACATAGGAGGCTCGGCCGATCCCTCCTACACTCTCCACGTAAATGGAACGGCTGGAATAAGCGGTGTTACCTTGTTGACCAACACGACCGAATGCACGGGAGCAGGCACAGGGGCTTTGCAGGTGAGTGGAGGAGCTTATATTGCAGGGAATCTTGTTTGTTTAGGTGGTGGTGATGTTGCGACGAATGCGGCCTTCGGAATAGGGGCTTTAGCTGCGAATACGACAGGTTATTATAATACTGCGATTGGATATAATGCCCTGTATGCGAATACGACAGGTTATTATAATACTGCGATTGGTGAGAGTTCTCTGACTGCAAATACGACGGGAGGTGCTAATACTGCAATTGGGAGAATGGCTGGTCATACTATAACAACAGGCTCAAATTTGACATGTATCGGTTATAATGCACTGCCTTCGGCGGCTGATGTTTCAAATCAAGTAACCCTTGGTAATTCATCGGTTGCATCATTAAGGTGTCAAGTAGCATTAACAGTATTATCAGACGCAAGGGATAAAGCCAATATATCTAAATTAACAACAGGATTAGATTTTATAAATGAACTGAATCCGATATTTTTTAATCGGGACAATAGAGACTGGTATGAAGATAAAAAATCTGATGGTTCAAAGGCGTTAAAACATTATGATATTGGTTTTCTTGCGCAAGAAGTTGCAAAACTTGAGGATAAATACGACAAAAAATTAGGGATTGTTAATCGTTCTGTTCCTGAAAAATTGGAAATGACTTATGAAAAGTTCATTCCAATTATTGTTAAGGCTATTCAGGAATTATCTGAAAAAATTGATAATATTGGAAAATAATTATCTATATTTCCCAACATTATCATGATAATTTATAGTCATCCATAAAGCTTCTGAATAAGGGATGGAATTAGTTATAATATAATGACTTTCTGCTAATTTTTTATTTAATTTTCCTCCTGTAATAAAATCAATATATTTTTCAATATCAGGAACATAAGTTATGGCATGGCTAATTTTATTATATCTACTTTTCGTTAGAATAAATTGTGATTGAATATTCATTCTGTTTAATAGATACATTGCAAACAAACTCCAATCCTCACAATCTCCTTTCCCATTATAATAAAACTCTTCGGGCGTCTGCCAGTAATCAGCCTGCCCAAATTGATCAATGTCTTTTTCATACTCAAAATTATCTTGCATATAATATTGAGCTTCTTCTATCGTTTCAAACTCTGGTATTCCCTCGCTACCGGGGAAGTCATAATTTTCTATTTTTCCGACATACTTCCCATCCCAGTATTGTTCTTCTACTGTTTCATAGACTTCATCAATATCACTGATAAAATCTACAATTTCGCAAGCCGGCAAAAGAGCCAGAAAGAGAATAAAGAATAGTTTTTTCATA